GATATAGTATATCATTTAATCTAGGTTTTCACTTCAAAGGAGAGAGGCCAACAGGTGATATCCCAAATTGGAGATGGGATGAAACTCTTTTTGATGTAACTGAAGATGGAAAACTTATACAAGTATCTACTTCAGAGCAGTAATATTCCATAAATAGTTGTATGGAATTAATCATAGACGCTCATGTAATTTGGAATATACTCATAACGGTTGTTTTGGCACCGTTAGGATTTCTTGTAAGGTCGGTTTTATCCGAACAAAAAAGATTGGACATTCTTGTCAATAAAACAAGAGAAGAAGTTGCTAGAGACTATGTGACTAGACAAGAGATTGAACAAGACTTTGAAAGACTAGCAAGACAACTTCAAAGAATTGATGAGAAAATAGATAGACTTCAGAGTAAAACCTATTTCCAAGAATAGGAATCGTATAAATAGTAATAGACCTTAAAATGGAATATTACTATGGCAACACCAAATAGCAAAGCAACTTTCAAAGAATACATCAAAAGAAAACTCGGTGCGCCTGTTCTTGAAATCAATGTCGATGATGACCAATTTGAAGATAGAATGGATGAGGCAATACAGTGGTTTCAAGAGTATCACTATGATGGTTCTATAAAAACATATTTAAAACACGAGTTAACTGAGTCTAATTTAACACAAATGAAGACTGATACGAGTATGACATCGTCACCAGCAGGCTCACACGACTACTCAAACACTTCATTTAAAGAACAACAGAATTATATTGTTCTTCCAGAGTTTGTTCTTGCAGTTAATAACATATTTCCTTTCAATGATAAACATAATTTAAATATGTTCGACTTACGATATCAATTAAGACTCAATGATATCTATGATTTAACATCAACAAATATTCTAAACTATTCAATGGTTCAACAACACATTAGTATGTTAGACGATTTACTAGTTGGAAAAACACCAATCAGATACAACACACATCAAAACAGGTTATACTTAGATATGGCTACATCAAATGTATCTGCAGGTGAGTATATTATTATTGAATGTTATAGAAAATTAGACCCTACAGATATGACAGATATCTATAATGATATGTGGTTGAAAAAATATGCAACTGCATTGGTCAAATATCAATGGGCAGAAAACTTATCGAAGTTCTCAGGAGTTGCACTACCAGGTGGTGTCACACTTGATGCTGAGAGAATGAAAACTGAAGCACAAGAAGAGATTACAAGATTAGAAGAAGAGTCAAGATTAAATCATCAAATGATGCCAATCGACTTAATGGGATAATATTATGCCGACAAATGTATACTTTAACCATGCAGTTAATACTGAACAACACCTCTATGAGGATTTAGTTGTTGAATCACTTAGATTCTATGGCCACGAAACATACTATCTACCAAGACAGATTATAGAAGAAGATAATATTCTTGGAGAAGATGTTCAATCAACATTCGGTGATGCATATTCTGTAGAAATGTATTTAGATAATGTTGAGGGTTTCGAAGGAGAAGATTTATTCTCTAAGTTTGGTATTCAAACACAAGAAGAATGCACATTTACACTCGCACTTAGAACATGGGAAAGATTCATTTCACTAGACTCTAACTTAGTCACATCACTTAGACCAAATGAAGGAGATTTAGTATACTTCCCTATGTCTGGTTCTATGTTTGAAATCAGATATGTTGAAGACCAGAATCCTTTCTTTCAGATAGGAAAACTTTTTGTATTTAAACTAAAATGCACATTATTCGAATACTCTGGAGAAGACTTCGATACAAATATCGATGCAATTGATATTGTTGAAGACCAACAAGCATATACAATTCAATTAACAATGAATTCAAGTGGTTCAGGTAACTACGCAGCGAATGAGGCAATTACAATAGGTGGAACAACGATTGGTGAGGTTACATCTTGGAAAGCATCTACACATCTACTTACAGTCAAAGACATCACCACGACCATCCAGGTTGGTGATACGATAACAGGTGCAGTTAATGGTGCCGTTTATACAGTTGCAAGTATTAGAGATATTCTAACTATGAATGACGGAACAGGTGGTGATAATGCAGACTTAGAAACTACTGCAGACAACTACTTAGACTTCTCAGAAACAAACCCATTCGGTGAGGTTACATAATGATAGAAAAAATATTATCAGATAGATTAAATGTAGATATATCTACAATCACAGATGAGTCACATATTGTTGATGACTTAAATGCAGATTCGTTATCAGTAGTTGAAGTAATTATGGACATTGAGTCCAGTTATGATATCGAAATACCAGATGAAGATGCAGAAAACTTATTTACAGTTGCAGAAATAAAACAGTATATAGAGGACTATTCATAATGTTTGGTACCTATTTTTATAATGAAACAATCAAAAGGTCTGTTTCTATATTTGGAACTTTGTTTAATAACATAACTCTTAAAAAAATCAAAGCAGACGGAACGATTCTTGCAGAACAAATAGTTCCTATATCATATGGTCCAAAACAAAAATGGTTAGAAAGAATCAATGTAGACCCAAAAGAGAGAGATGGCAATATTACAGGTATGACATTTCCTAGAATGGCGTTCGAATTATCTGGTATAGAATATGATGCAACTCGTCAACAAAACAAATTAATTAGAAGTCAGAAAAGTTCTTTAGAGACAGACGGTGTTAATAGAGCATTTCAATATAATCCTGCACCATATACATTAAGTTTTAAACTTAGTATTATGACTAAGAATATGAATGATGCATTACAAATCGTAGAACAAATTATACCATATTTTCAACCAGAGTATACAGTCACAATGAAGATGATTGATTCTATGACTGATTATAGAGATGTTCCAATCACTTTAGAATCTGTTGCTTTTGAAGATAACTATGAAAGTGGTTATGAAGAAAGAAGATTTATAGAATACTCTTTAGATTTCAAAATGAAACTATACTTCTTTGGACCTGTTTATACTGGTAAAATTATTAAGAATGTTATTGAGAGAGACTATATTAATACAGACAAGGGTGGATTTACATCAACTCAAATCACTGGTTCAGGCCTTGTAAAAGAAGTTAAACATTATGAACCTGCTTTTGAAGCAGTTGCAAATGCAGTATCTAACTCAACTACCGTGACCTTTGCAAGTGCAATAAATAGTAAGATAAGTGCAAATGATGAAGTATTCGGAACAAACTTAACAACGAATCCTACAATATCATCAGTTGCAAATGATAAATTATCAATAGTATTGTCGAGTGCAGTGACTATTGATGCACTTACGAAATTATTATTCGTTGGTTCAGTAGACCCAGGTGATACATTCGTAGTTGCAGAAACAGTGAATTTTTATGATGACGGTGGTTCTTCAACATATGCAGAAGACCTCGCTAGTGATGCTTAATTATGCCAAAAGATATAGATAAAAAATTGGACGATGTCTTAGACATTCAACAAACAATCAAAAAAGAAACAACTGCAGTTGTTGTTCCTAAAGAAAGGTCTCAAAACATTGAGACTGATTACAAATATACTAGAGAAAACTTATATGGTCTTGTAGAAAGAGGTCAAGATGCCATTGAAGGAATCTTAGATGTCTGTAAAGAGACAGAGAATCCTCGTGCATATGAGGTTGCAGGTCAATTAATCAAAACAGTCGGTGAAACTGCAGAGAAACTCATCGATGTTCAACAAAAACTCAAAAAATTAGAAGATGAAAATGAAAGTATTAAGACACAACACAATCACTTGTATGTCGGAAATACTGCAGAACTCCAGAAGTTCTTAAAGAAAAACAAATAGTGAATAAATATTTTTATAATTCCACCAGACAGATGGAGCCTACAGTTGAAAACTGTTTTTGGGACTTTAATAGAACCAATGCATATGAATCTTGGATAAAAGAAAATGTTAAAGATAAAGTAGTATGTGATTTAGGCACTGGAAGTGGTATTCTATGTTATCTTGCATACTATCACGGTGCTAAACATGTTTATGGTTGTGAGATAAGAGACGAGATAGTTGAAGATTTAACAAATAGATTTAGAGGTATGCCAATAGATATAATTCATTGTGATGTATTAGAAGATGAATGGCCAGAAGCAGATATATATCTACAAGAATTTATTGCAAGTCCTTTTATAGGTGAGAATATAGAATTACTATTCGAAGAGGCCATAAAAAGAGAAGTAGAAGATAGATTATATCCAAATATTATATCTATATACGAGGGTGAGGGTGATAACGATGGTTTTGTAATACCAACGAATGAGGATTTCTTAGATGGTTCAAAACACTTTATATACTACTTAGATTTTGAAAGTAAATCTCCAAGAGAAGGAAGAAAACTTTGGTCTAATAATGTATCAGAAACATCTCTTCATTGGACTGGCCATTTCAAAGATTGGAATAATAAAGTTTTACATGATATGGGTATAGTTGAAGAAGAAGACGGAACAATAACAGGAAAGGTATTTTGGGAAATGTCTTTTGATGAAAAATATCCTATATCTAATTTTTCCCAATCATATAGTCATTGGGCAATAGATAGAAATGATGTTATAAGATATAGAAGATTGGAAGCAGGTTTAAGATAATGGTTCAACCAAAAAACGAAGGATACTTAGGTAACACTCTTATTAAAAGAAGTGGTGTTGAAACTAATTATTCACAAGAGGAGATGGCAGAGTATGTGAAATGTTCACAAGACCCTTGTCATTTTATTGAGAACTATACACAAATCATATCACTAGATGAGGGTATGGTACCCTTTAAACTTCGTGGGTACCAAGACAAACTCATAGAACATTACAATGCAAATCGTTTCAATATTGTTCTTGCATCTCGTCAGTCAGGTAAATCTATAACATCTTGTGCATATCTATTATGGTTTTTACTATTTAATCCAGAAGTCACTGTTGCTGTTTTGGCAAACAAAGGTGCAATTGCAAGAGAAATGATTGCAAGAATGGTTACCATGTTAGAAAGTGTTCCCTTTTTCCTACAACCTGGTGTAAAAATTCTCAACAAAGGGTCCATAGAATTTGCAAACGATTCAAAAGTGGTCGCCGCGGCAACTTCCAGTTCTAGTATCCGTGGATTGTCTATTAACCTCTTGTATCTTGACGAGTTTGCATTCGTTGACGATGCAGAGACATTCTATACTGCAACATATCCTGTTGTCACATCAGGTAAAGATTCAAAGGTTATCATAACATCTACTGCAAATGGTGTTGGTAATATGTTCTATAAGATATATCAAAGTGCCGTTCATGACCAATCAGAGTATAAACACTTTACGATTAGTTGGGACGATGTGCCAGGTCGAGATGCTGAATGGAAGAAAGAAACTATTGCAAACACATCAGAAGCACAATTTGAACAAGAGTATGGTAATTCATTCTTAGGAACAGGTAATACTCTTATAAATGCAAACACATTATTAGGAATGATGGCAAAAGAACCTGATTGGAATAAAGATAATGTAAATGTATATGAAAAACCTAAAGAAGGACACTCTTATATTTGCACGGTTGATGTATCTAAAGGTCGTGGAATAGATTATTCTACATTTACTATTACTGATATATCAGTCAAACCATTCAGAACAGTATGCACATATAGAGATAATATGATATCTCCTATGTTATTTCCAGACTTAATATCTAAGTATGCAACACCATACAACGAGGCACTAGTAATTATAGAAAACAATGCAGAGGGTGGAATGGTTGCAACTCAGATGCATTATGACATAGAATATCCAAATGTATTTACACAAGGAATGAGTAAAGCAGAAGATATTGGTGTCACTATGACTAAGAAGATTAAAAGAATTGGTTGTTCAACATTAAAAGAATTATTAGAAGAAAACAGAATGGAGATATGTGATAGGAATACCATTACTGAGCTCATGACTTTTATAAGTAAAGGTAATAGTTTTGAAGCTGATAGAGGGTTTCATGATGACATGGTTATGAATCTAGTGTTATTCTCTTGGTTTGTCACAACAGACCACTTCTTCCACTTAACTGATAGACAGGTTAAAGAACTATTATACGCAGAACAACAAAAATTAATAGAAGACGATATATTACCACCAGGTATCTTTGATACAGGACAAAACAATACAGAGTCCTTTGTCGATGCAGAGGGTGATAGATGGTTTTTAGATTAACTAAATACAATATAACCATGTGAAAAGGGTTTCATTGGGTATTATAAACTTATAAATAATCTAGTAAACAAACTTTTTACATTAACAGGAGAAAAGTATGGCATTTCAAGTATCACCAGGAGTTCAAGTCTCAGAGATAGACTTAACAAATGTTGTGCCTGCAGTATCGAGCACAACTGGTGCTTTTGCAGGTCAATTTAAGTGGGGACCTGTTGATGAAGTAAGAACAGTTTCAGATAGTAAGGGTTTGATAGATGAGTTTTCAACTCCACTCAACACTAACGCTGGAGCTGAAGACTTTTATTCAGCAGAAGCATTCTTGAAGTATGGGTCATCATTAAGAGTTGTTAGGATTTCTAACTTATGTTACAGTGCAAACGCAGCTGGAGCAGGAACCTCAATACTCAAAAATGAAGCAGAATACACAAGCACCTACAAAGGTGGAACCCAAGCCGGCACGGTCGGTGCGTGGGTAGCAAGATATGCAGGTTCTCTAGGAAACTCAGTTAAAGTTTCCCTTTGTGCGTCAGCGAACGCATATTTTAACGATGCAGTTACCACAGTAGGTGGTGCTGAAGCGGTTGGTCAGACTACTATATCAGTAGCTGCTTCCAATGTATTCAACATTAGAGACCAAGTAAAATTCCAAGGAGATGATAACTTCTATAGAGTTCTATCAAAACCTGACGGAACATCAATCACAATCGAAGCATTAAATCAACCAGCAAATACTGGATTATTAGTTGCTCAAGCAAGTGGAAACAATGTCGATAGATATTGGGAATTCCATAATTTGTTTGACAAGGTTCCAGGAACTTCAGCAGGCCAAGTCCAAGCGGGCGGAGCTGCAGATGAGGTTCATGTAGTTGTTGTTGATGAAGACGGTGTAATCACAGGAACATCTCATGAAGTTTTAGAAACACATGCGTTCTTATCATTGGCTTCAGATGCAAAAGGTCCTGACGGAAAATCAAACTACTACAAAGATGTAATTGAAAGAGAATCATCATGGGTTTGGTGGTCTGGACACGAATCGACAGTTATAAGTAGTGCCACAGCAAATGTGACACACGCAGCGTCAGTATCAGCTGCATTTTTAAGACCAGCATTACCAATAAACAAATCATTAAGTGGTGGTTCAGATGGAAGAGTCTGCACAGCAGGTCAAAAATATGGTGCATGGGACACACATTTCTCAGATGGTGATACATCAGATATCTCATTCTTAATTTGTGGTTCAACAAGAACAGACAACGGTTCAGTTGGTGAAGGCCAAGATATCGTTGCAGACCATAACACAATAGTAAATCAAGGTATACAACTTGCAGAATCAAGAAAAGACTGCATGTTTATAGCTTCACCTAGAAAGGCATCAATCGTTGATGTTGCATCTGAGTCTTTACAAACATCACAAGTCTTAGCAGACTATGCAAGTGTAACTTCAAGTTCATATGCAGTGTTAGATTCAGGTTGGGTATATCAATATGACAGATTTAATGACAAATACTGCTGGGTTCCAGGAAATGGACATACTGCAGGTATCATGGCAAGGTCTGATTTATTGAGAGACCCTTGGTTCTCACCTGCTGGATTCAGCAGAGGACAATACCTAGGTATTACTAAACTTGCTTACAATCCTAAACAAGCAAGTAGAGACGATTTATATCGTGCAAGAATTAACCCAATAGTAACATTCCCAGGACAGGGAACAGTTCTATTTGGTGATAAAACTGCATTAACTATACCATCTGCATTTGATAGAATCAATGTCAGAAGGCTATTCATTGTATTAGAAAAGGCAATATCACAAGCTGCTCAAGCACAACTCTTTGAATTCAACGATGCATTCACAAGAGCTCAGTTTAGAAGTGCTGTAGAACCTTTCCTAAGAGATGTGAAGAACAGAAGAGGACTAGTAGACTTCTCAGTATTATGTGATGAAACAAATAATACAGATACAGTAATCGATAGAAACGAATTCGTTTGTTCTATCTTTGTAAAACCTGCTCGTTCAATTAACTATATAACATTAAACTTTGTAGCTGCTAGAAGTGGTGTAGAGTTTAGTGAAATCTATTCAGCAGTTTAACAGGAGTATAAAGAATGGCAACAATAGACCAATTTAAAGCGAACTTAATCGGAGGTGGACCAAGAGCCAACCGATTCAAAGTTTTTATTCCTAGAACAGGAAACAAAATCGAATTTCTATGTAAAGCTGCTCAATTGCCAGGTTCATCATTTGGAGAACTGACTGTAAAACACATGGGTAATACATTAAAATTACCTGGTGACAGAGTCTTTGAAAACTGGACAGTAACAATTATCAATGATGTCAACTTCGAAGTCAGAACAGGTCTTGAAGCTCATATGAATGAGATACAAGGTGTTGGAACTGGTGAGGGTTCAACAACTCTTGACTACATGGTAGACAGAGCCTTTGTTGAACAATTAGATAAGTCTGATGCAGTGTTAGCTAGATACGAGTTTTTTAACATGTATCCACAAACAGTTGCACCAATTCAATTAGATTATGACAACGGCGATGCAGTAGAGACATTTGATGCGACATTCTCTTTTTCCCATTGGGAAAGAGTAGTTTAATAAGTGAGATAACACCTAAAATGGTGTTATAAATAATAGTATGGAATTATTCGGGTTTGAAATTACTCGTAAGAAAGACGAGTTAAGAGCAACAGAGGTTGATAAAAAAGCAATCTCTTTTGTGCCTCCTGTCGATGACGATGGCACACCAGTTATACAATCACAACCAGGTGGTTTTATTACAGGTGGTGCATATGGGTCATACATCGACATGGAAGGCGGTATTAAGAATGAGTCAGAACTCATTCGTAGATACCGTGAGATATCCTTAATACCTGAATGTGATTCAGCAATCGAGGATATCGTTAATGAGTGTATCACTTCTGACACTTCGGATAGGATAGTATCACTCGACCTCAGAGATGTTAAGCTCTCTGATAGCATCAAGAACAAGGTGCAAGACGAGTTTTATCACATCCTAAACATAATGAAGTTCAATCAGAACTCTCATGAATTATTCAGAAAATGGTACATCGATGGTAGAGTCTACTTCCATAAGGTCGTGGATTCGAAACGACCTAAGGCAGGTATCGTTGACATCAGGAATATTGACCCTATAAAGATTAAGAAAGTTCGTAATATTGAGAAAGACAGAGACAATAAAACGAATGTTGAAAAGATTACAAAGATGGAAGAGTTCTATCTTTTCAACGATAGAGGTTTTGATAAGAGTGGTTCTGGAGAAGGAAACACTGTTAAAATTGCACCAGAGGCAGTATGTTATACAACTTCTGGTCTATTAGACTACACTAAAAATGTTGTAGTTGGATATCTTCATAAAGCAATGAAGACTGCAAATCAACTATCTATGATAGAAGATGCACTTGTTATCTATAGGATATCAAGAGCACCAGAAAGAAGAATCTTCTACATCGATGTTGGTAACTTGCCAAAGGCAAAAGCAGAACAATACTTATCAGAAGTTATGAACAAGTATAGAAATAAACTTGTTTATAATGCGCAGACAGGTGAAATCAAAGATGATAGAAAACACATGTCTATGATGGAAGATTTTTGGTTACCAAGAAGAGAGGGTGGAAGAGGAACAGAGATATCTACACTCCCAGGTGGTCAGAACTTAGATGATATTGCAGATATAGAATACTTCAAAAAGAAACTATATCGTGCATTAAATGTGCCTATATCTCGTATGGAATCAGATAATGGTTTCAATATGGGTAAGTCATCTGAGATTACGAGAGATGAATTGAAGTTTAATAAATTTACTAATAGACTTCAAAAGAAATTTGCAAGAGTGTTCAACGATGTGTTGAGGACTCAATTGATTTTGAAAGAGATTGTAAGTGCAGAAGAGTTTGATAAAGTTAAAGATTTTATTCAATACGATTGGGCAACAGACAATCACTTTACAGAACTGAAAGATGCAGAGATTATACGAGAAAGAATGGACACACTTTCACAAGTAAGTGAGTATGTCGGTAAATATTACTCAAATGAGTATGTTAGAAAGTATATCCTGAATCAAACAGAAGAGGATATCAAAATCATCGATTCTCAAATAGAGAAAGAGGGTGGTTCTGGTGATAGTGAAAACGAAGATGACTTCGGAGGATTTTAATAAATGAATGATATCGCAAAAGAAATAGTAGACCAAATAGAAGATGGTAAAATGGATAATGCCAAAGAAACTATCTTTAAAGGTTTACACCAAAAGGCTGCTGAGAACATCGACATGAAAAGAGTCGAAACTCAGGTAAATTGGATGGATAAGAAAGAAGAAGAATAATGAAATCATTTCAACAGATGACATTAGAACTAAACGAGGCAAAATCAAAGTTGCCTGTTGGTCATAAACAACTCAAAAATGAAGTTGTATCTGTTGGAAATAAGAATTATGACTTATCTTATTCACAAAAAGGTAATGATGTCTTTGTATTTTTAGAAGGAATGGACACAGGTGATGTATACGAAGACCTCAAAAGTGCAGAAGCACAAATGAAAGACATAAAAGATGTCTTAAAATCTATGGGAGAATCATTTTCCATAGAAGAATTTAAGGAGTTATTCAATGAAACTAATATCTGAATATAACGATTACGCAATATCACCTGTAATCATCGAACAAAACGAAAAAGGTGAGAAAGAATACTACATCGAAGGCGTATTCATGCAATCAGAAATCAAAAATAGAAACGGCAGAGTTTATCCAAAGAACATAATGGAAAAAGAAGTAGGTCGTTATAGAAAAGAATTCATTGAAAAAGACCGTGCATTCGGTGAGTTAGGACATCCAGAGGGTCCAACTATCAATTTAGACAGAGTTTCCCATTTAATTACATCACTAGAAGAAGATGGTGATAATTATATAGGGAGAGCAAAGATTTTAAGCACTCCAAATGGTCAAATCGTAAGAAGTTTGATATCAGATGGTGCTAAATTAGGTGTTTCATCAAGAGGTTTAGGTTCACTTGAATCAAAAGGTGATGCACAATATGTTAAGGGTGACTTTCAGCTGGCAACAGCTGCGGACATCGTAGCAGACCCAAGTGCTCCAGAAGCTTTCGTAGAAGGCATTTATGAAGGAGTTGAGTGGGTAATGGAGAACGGTTTACTCAAAGCAGTTGAACTTGAAGCAATGCAGAAGGAAATTCGCACTGTCCAAGCGTCAAAAATAGAGGAAACCAAATTAAATTTATGGAAAAGGTTCGTTGAGAGTCTATAACATATAAATAAAAAAGTAAACTATAAATAGTTTAATACTCATAACAGGAGAAAAAAATGGCAGAGTTAGAAAATAACCTAGAATCAACAGAAGAAACTGTTGAAACAGTTGCGGAGGCAGGTCAACCTGACGCTAAAGCTGAAAAAGGTGACGCAAAACCTGTTAAGCAAGGTTCATCCGACGAGGAGAAAATCGAATCGGGTAAGGGTGAGGTCGTTAAACCTGAAGAAAATCCTGTTGACAAATCAGTTGCATCAGTTAAAAAGGCTGGTGATGAAACTAAACAAGTTAAAGATGCAGTAAATAAATCTGCACCTGCTCCTGAGAAATCAGAAAAACTTAAAGAAGATGAAGATTCCGATAAAGACGAAGTTAAAATGTCTAAAATGGAATCAATCAAGGCGATTGTCAACAACATGAAGGATATGACCAAAGAGGAACTTCAAAAAACTTTTGGTGAAATGTCAGAAGAAGAAGTTGACGAAACCTTGACTAAAGCAGAAGTCGCTAGAAAAATCGTTGAAATGCTGAAAGCAATGAATGAGGAAGAGGTCCTTAAAATTGCTGAGAAGTATGAAGACGAAGAAGAAGAAGACGATGATGACGATGACGATGACGAAATGGAAGAGTCAGTCGATAATTCAGAGTTAGAATCTTCATTAGTAGAGATAGAAGTTGAAGACGACCTCAATGCAATCTCAGAAGCACTCGAACTATCAGAAGAGAATGCAGAGAAAGCTAGAACAATCTTTAAAGCAGCTGTTCAATCAAAAGTTGCAGAGATTAAAGAGTCTTTAGAATCTCAGTATTCAGACGAATTAAAAACCTCAGTAGAAAAAGTTAAAGGTGACCTTGCGGAAGCAGTTGACAAATATCTTACATATTGTGCAGAAGAGTGGACGAAAGAAAACGAACTTGCAATAGAAAGAGGTTTGAGAGCGGAAATGACTGAAAACTTTATCGAAGGAATGAAAACATTGTTCACAGAACACTATGTTGAAGTACCAGAAGATAAGTATAATGTCATGGACGAACTCGCAAATAGACTCGATGAAATGGAACAAAAACTCGATTCAGAAGTTTCCAAGAATATGGAAGTTTCAGAAGAGTTGGATTCATTGAAGAGAGCAAATGTGGTCAGAGAAGCCTGTGAAGACTTAACTGAATCACAAAAAGAGAAAATGGAATCACTTTCAAACGGAGTAGACTTCAAAGATACAGCAGATTTCTCAGAGAAAGTTGCTGAAATCAAAGAAGCTTATTTTGGAAAAGTTGAGGGTGACAACATTGCAGAAGAAATGACTGTAGAAGAAGGAACAGGTTCTTTCGAAGATGATTCATCATCAGACGAAGTTCTTGACCCAACTATTGCAAGATATTCATCTGCTATAAGTAAACTAAAACCATTAGGTTAATTTAAAGGAAAAATGTAAAAATGTTTTTATCAGAAAATTTACAAGAAAAATGGTCTCCTATACTTGAGCACTCAGATTTACCAAAAATCGAAGACAACTATAAGAGAGCTGTAACCGCAGTTATCCTTGAAAACCAAGAAAAAGCTCTTAACGAAGATAGAGCTACTCTTGAAGAGGCTGCACCTTTAAATGCTACTGGCTCAGCGATTAGTAATTGGGACCCAATCCTAATTTCACTAGTTCGTAGAGCTATGCCAAATCTCGTTGCTTACGACATTTGTGGTGTTCAACCAATGACTGGTCCTACAGGTCTTATCTTTGCTATGAAAGCAAGATATCATGACGATGTAGACGCTACTAGAGATAATATGTCTGAAGCTTTGTTTAACGAAGCTCGTTCAAAATATTCATCAGAAGCTCAAACTACATCTACTTCAGTAGGTTCAGACCCAATTGGTGACCCATTCGACACTTCATCTCCTTCATACGCAGACACTACAGGTTCTGGTATGTCAACTGCTAACGCAGAGAGTTTAGGTGACGCAGCAGGGAATCACTTTGCAGAAATGGCTTTCACAATTGAGAAAGCAACTGTTACTGCGAAATCCAGAGCATTAAAAGCTGAGTATACACTCGAATTAGCACAAGACCTCAAAGCAATCCACGGTCTTGATGCAGAATCAGAATTGGCAAACATCTTATCATCTGAGATTCTTGCTGAAATCAACCGTGAAGTTATCAGAAATGTTAACTTACAAGCAAAAACTGGTGCGGCTGCTACAGCTTCAGCAGGTACTTTCAACTTAGATGTTGATGCTAACGGAAGATGGTCAGTTGAGAAATTCAAAGGTTTGATTTTCCAAATCGAAAGAGAAGCTAATGTTATAGCAAAAGAAACACGAAGAGGTAAAGGTAACTTTATTCTTTGTTCTTCTGATGTTGCATCAGCTCTTTCAATGGCAGGAGTATTAGATTACGCACCTGCTTTATCAACTTCTTTAAATGTTGATGACACAGGCAATACATTTGCTGGTGTTCTTAACGGTAAAGTTAAAGTATACATCGACCCTTATGCAGGCGTTGATTATATGACAGTTGGTTACAGAGGAAGCAATCCTTATGACGCTGGTTTATTCTACTGTCCGTATGTTCCATTACAAATGGTTCGTGCAGTTGGTGAGAATACTTTCCAACCGAAAATTGGTTTCAAAACTAGATACGGAATGGTATCTAACCCATTTGTTGGTGCTACACCATCTGATGGTCTTGCATCTGCAGGTTCAAACCAATACTACAGAAAGATGGCTGTTTCAAACATTCTATAATCTGTATAATCGATTTATCGATATTAAAATCCCCTCCTTTCGAGGGGATTTTTTTTGGTTCAGATAAACAAAACCCCAATCACTTCTAGCTCTTCAGCAGGTTAATTGGGGTCTCTATTCTAGGAACTTCGCACCTCACTATCGTCATTAGTTCTTGTGCCTGGTTTACCAGAGAGGTTGACGATTCCTCGGTTTCCTAAAAATCTCCGTCTGCAACTTGGACTACATTGAATCCTTTTGCTCTCCACATATCAACGACTTTATTTCTATCATCGAAAATCAAATCAATCTGACCACCAACCGACAAGAACTTGTCTGCCAATTGGGATTTGAACTCAGCATCACATGTGAAGTCTCCATCAGGTCTCAAAAAGACTCCTTGATGGCCATCTCCAATCCATTCAGAGATTTGTTTCTCAGTGATTGCTCTTTCAGATTCATTTCTTGCAGAGAAAAATGCAACATTATCTCCTTGTGCAATAAATCTTTTTGCAATATCACACACCCATTGAACAGGTGTATCATTTACAGTTTCTTTTCTAAAAGAATTCCAGTCATTATTACCATTAACAAAATGTCTTCTATGTTCAACATCTGCAATGGTTCCGTCAACATCAAAGATGATAGTCTTTGGTGGAATTGTTTGAAATCTTTTTGTCATGTTTATATTATACGAAAAAAGCGACCGCTTTGTCAACGCATAAATATAAATAGTTATGTAATGGAGAATACTATGAAACAATATGAAAAGTCAGTTGATGTTTTAGAAGGACCTTGGGAGTCAAAAGCATTTCCAAAAGGTAAAGAAACTACTAAAGGAGTCATCAGCAGAAAGATAACAACACTCTATGAACAAGATGGTTATCTATGTGAAGAGGTGAATTTAAGAGAGTATAGAGGTAATGATTACCATGATACTTCATCAAATAAGAGGATAATCAAACTTGACAACGATTAATAAATCTATTCTAAACAAGAATAACTTTAGATTACTTATAGACAAGATACCAACAGTTGAATACTATGTTCAATCTGTTAATATACCTGGTCTTACATTTAGTGAACTCAGACAAGGTGCTGGTGTTGGGCTAGATGCATATTTTCCAGGTGATAAGATTGAGTTTGGTAAACTATCAGTCAAATTCTTAGTAGATGAAGATTTAGAAAACTTCAAAGAAGTTTATGATTGGATGAATGCAATTATTCCGATACAAGACCCAGCAGATTATACTGCCTATACAGCTACTCAAAAAACACCGACTGGTTTAATGAGTGGTGTTGATAGTGATTTAAATCAGTATTCTGATATTACACTGGTCACAAATACAAATAAAAACATACCAAACAAGTTCTTTAGA